ATTACCTGCATCCATACATATTGAGCGATACAATGAATCGTTTGAAAATATCCCTTCAAGGGCTTTTGATGCAAAATAGTCTCTTAGTTCGCTTGGTGTTTTCATTTTGTTTAGGTTAAAACGGGTTAGGGGGTAGAGGCATCCAATGGCTCACTTCGGAGAGGAACCAAGATTGGTGTTCGTAGGACCAAAGGTGGCGGTTCTCAAGCCAGCCCATAAATTGATTCATGTCCGTTGTGAAAATCAGGACAGGTTCACCAAGTTCCGGCATACGCTCGGAGCATTTAATCCATTCCATCGTCAGGCGTTTTTGGCTTGGAGGATACGACCGAGCAGGGTCCAGTTCACGGACCACGCCTTGATGGTTTCGGATTTGTCGGGGCGGTTGCAGTTGACGCACTCCTTGCGGATATGCAGTTGCCAGCGTCGGAAATCGATTGGTGTGGTTTTCATGGGGTTGGGGTTTGATTGGTAAGGTTATAGGCTGACGCTGGGGGAGGTTTGGTAAGACCAGAGGCTGACGATTGGTTCACAATGAATGCCAGACATCAGACTTGTCAGCAGAAATAAGCGCATTATCTCTTTCAGCTTTTAATCTAATTTTTTGAGCGTGTTCTAATTGAATTAGATTTACAATTTTTTCGGTTGCTTCTCTAAACTCTTTTTCAGTACCGTCAAGATATTTTCCTAAAATACCTCTTACTTCTTCTGTAATTTTCTTTTTTTGAAATCTCATTGCGTATAGTTTTTGGGTTTTTCTATGCATTATACCCGAATGCGTATAAATTTTGGGTTTTTCTATAAATTATATCCGATTGGGTATAGTTTCAAACAGCCGATACCTCCCACACGAATCGGTCAGGGTCTTGACTTGCGGCCCGAATCCGTTGGAACGGGATAGCACATACTCGCAGGCGTTACCCTTGGCCCGCACCTCAATCACCTTCCAAGGGCGGTCGTTGGTGCAAGCGGTCAGCAGGAGCAGCAGTAGCAGTCGGGCCATGGCTCAAATATACACACTTATTCAACGAATGTAATTACTATTCATTTTTTTAATTTATCTAAATCTTTGACTGGAAGGTTCCAGCAATCTGCCTTGAAAACCCATCCATTAACATCGGTACTTCCTTTTTCATTAAATTGAGCGTTATTGAAAAAATCATCCTTTGATTTATAGCCCAATAAAAACCCGGTTCGCATATCTTCTAAGACCCTAACAAAAAAATAAAAATCGCATTCTTGGTTGATATTATGATTTGAAATGCTGCACAAAAAATCCTCTTCAGGATAAACGTTTGTGCTTTTGGTTTTTATTTCAACCTTAAATTCATTGATTATTAGGTCGTAATGATATATATCTTGTCCAATAATTTTGTTATTTACGTCAAAACCTTTGTTTTTGTAATAATCAAAAACAATTATTTCACCAATAGCCCCATATTTATTTCCTTCTCCTTTTGTAAACGACCCACTAAGTTTATCAAAAGAATACAATTCCTTGGCTCTTGCCCTTTGTTCGTTTGTGATTGGGACAATTATCATGTTTTCATAATTAAGTTTTGAAAATCCTCAACGCTTCGGATGACCTCGTACCTGTACCCTGCCTCTTGAACCACCCCCTGCCACCACTTCTGCGAGAGGGACTGCTTGCCTTTCTCGGCTTTGAACTCCAAGAAGATGGCTCCTTTCTCGGATAGGTAGGTCATGTCTGCAACCCCAGCGGTCAGGCCGATGCCCTTGAGAAAATGACCGTTGGTTCGGCTTCGGGGGTTGTTGAGGTTCAGGAACAACCGCCCTTCTTCGTGGGGCCTTAGGAGTTTGAACAACTTGACGCAGGCGGCTTGGAGGGTATATTCCGGAGTCATTAGCACATACAATTAAAATCTTCTTGGTCAAAATCAAATTCCATCGGGGTTCCTTGCTGGGCCATCTTCACATAATCGTTGATTGATTTGTTGCCCCTAAAACTTGTGTGTCCGTATTTCTGTTCATACTTGGCCCACCAGTCCACGAATCGGGTTCCGTGTTGGATTACCTCCACTAAGTTCTTGTCCGATTTCTTCCAGCAAAGTTCGCAGTTGCCAAGTTTGGAATGGATGCCCAGTTCAAAGCGTTGTGTCTGCCACCATTCCGTTAGTTCGCTTTGTCCTATGGGTTTCTCAAAATCGGTCAGCAGCGGATAGATTCGCTTGTCCTCTGCCTTGATTTCAGGCCAAGAGATTCGTTTGGGCATATCTTCTGCACGGAACCCGATGCTGGTTACAAAGTTTTTGGTCTTGAAATAGTCCTTTGCAAACTTTTCTATTGGTATCGTTTTAAGATACTTGCTACAATACGGAGCATTTGAATGAGGTAATCCATCGTAAACCCCTTTATTAAGGTGCATTATCGTTCCATCAAATGGCTCTGCATTCATTGCAAGTTCGTCCCATTCTACAACCTTGTAACCAACGCCAACGCCCATCGTTTCGGAATAAACCCCCTCAACTTTGACAATGTTTAAACCCCAATGCTGGTCGCAGTTCTTGAGAAACTCAATCGTTTCGGGTCGTTCCATTCCTGTATTCGCAAACACAAAGACCTTGTTGTCGTCCTTGTATTTAGGGTGCGTATGCAGGATGTAGGACATCATAGCCGAAGAACGTCCTCCGCTGATTGAGGCGAGGATGTTCATAGGGGGTATTCGTTGGCTTTGGTGTAAGGCAGTTGGCATTGGACTTGGGCGATGCCAAGGCTTCCGTTCCGGTTCTTTCGGAAGATGACTTCCATGAGGTCCTGCTCTGCGTTCTTGTCGTGTTCATAGGGGCGGTACACAAAGGCGATTTTATCAGCATCGAACTCCAGTTGCCCCGTTTCCCGAAGGTCGGACATGATGGGGCGATGGTCGGCCCTGCCTTCGGTTGCCCGTGATAGCGAAGAAACAACAACCCCGAAGACCTTTTGCCTCTTGCAGATTGCTTTGAGTTGCTTGGAGATGTTGGTCATCTGCTCAATCTTGGGCTTGGGCTTGTCAATCTTCGCGGGTTCTACGAGTTGCAAGTAGTCAAGGTAGAAACCAACGATTCCGAACTTGGCCTTGAGTTTTGCGATTTCGCCCTCGATTCGGTCGAGGTTTGCTTGATGCAGGTCCACGATGTAGAGAGGCTTCCCTTTGAGTTGGTCGGCTTTTTGGGCCAAGGATAGGTACTGCTCGGTGGTGATTCGTTCGTCGGGCTTGAGGAATGCAGACCCGTCCATGGTTCCAAGATTGGAAAGCATCCGCTGGGTCAGTTGGTCTGCACTCATCTCCATCGTAAAGAACACGACGGGAATATCGGCCATGGCTTGATTCATCGCTATTTGGAGAGCAAGCAGGGTCTTGCCCATTGCCGGACGACCACCTACGAGGATGAATTCGGACGGCTTAAACCCGGTGCAGATGTTGTCGAGCGGTCGGATAAAGGTTTGGTAGATTTGGTCTTTGCGTCTTCCTTCCCGGACCTCGTTCATGTTGACGAGGAAGTCCTTGGCGAGTTCGTGAGCGGATGATTCGGAGGCGTTGGATTCAACGGCTTGTATGGATTGGTAGCGTTGGAACGCTTTGGGAATGTCCCGGTCATGGGCGAGTTCTTCCATGATTCTCGCTTCCTCCCTTTCCTTCCAAAGGTCGTGGAGGTCGGATGCGTAGGTCTTCCAGTTACTCACAAGACCTGCTTCGGGGTCGATGCCTTCGAGCAGGACATGGGCTTGGCCTGCGTCGGCAAGGTGTTTATAGACGGTAACGATGTCAATCTCTCGCTCTGCTTTGTGGAGGGATTCAATGGCCCGGTACAGGAGGATGTTGTTGCCTGTGAATAGGCGTTCCGGGATTTGGGTTAGGAGGACGGTTCGGTTTACGAACTTGTCCATGAGGCAGCCGAGCAGTTTGCGTTCAGCGGACAACTGGTAAGGGTTCATCATCGGAGTTTAGATTTGAGTAGGCGAAGTTAGGTGTTCGTTGGATGGCTTGGTCCTCCCAGCGTTTGCCGTTGAGGTAGGTGGAAGGATGCGGAACGAATTGAGCGGGTGTTTCGGAGTAGAGGCGTTGAATGTTGCTTACCGCCAGATCTTGCTCGGTCTTGGTTAAACGTAGAAAGGAACGCTTGGCTCTTGCCTTGTCGGTTTTTCTTGGGAATGCTTTCCAAAAGCCCTCGAACTGCTCACTCACATTTTCTCTTCTCTCCTCTTCTCTTCTCTCCTCTTCTCTATTGAACACAGGTTCAACCTCAGTTAAAGGTAGGTTCAACATAGGTTCAACGTGAGTTGGAGTTTCTTCAACCTTAGTGAGCCTTCGTTCAGCACTTCTTTTGCCTGCTTCGGACATCTTTGTACGGTGCAAATTGGCCTCTTCCCATTGAATATCAAGGAATTTGATGAAGATGTACTGCCCATTGGTTTCGACGAGTTTGGTTGTGAGTAGTCGTTCCAAGTGTCCGTCCCCCTCCAAGTGAGCATGGTCGTGAGTCATCTCACATTCTGCGTTCCAATACACG